GTAATTGATTCTCTGGAGTAAACCACCAAGCACTAGGTTAGGCTCAATAGCTTCACGGGCCATGTTACTGATAACGCGTGGGATCAGTAGAGGATGGTCAGAACTGAAATTGTCCTGCATCTTCAGCTGGATCTCATTATCCTTATCAAATAACTGCTCCATGGAGATCTTGGCATCGGCGCCAGGAATCTTACCATTATTCTTCCAGATCCGCTCAAAGGTCTGATAGTTCTTTCTATCAGCGCGAGCTGCTTTCTTATTGGGCGCTAGATCGAGATCTACCGCCTTATCACCAGTGACGTTGGATATCGCGTCTTCTACAGAATCCTGAATATCCGTCATCAGCGAGTCAGTAATCTGACTTAGTTCCTTCTGTTGTTCTGGGGAGAACGAACCGAACTTTATTTCCTTTTTCTTACTCATAGTTGTTTACCTCTTATAGACGGATAAGTATTGTCAGAGCATAGAAAGTACCAGAACTATCTGATCTTGCACCTAACAGGTAGGCTGGGATACCACTAGTACCAGAACCGCTTAATCCAAGGCCAGGAACAGTCTGCACCTTTGCTAGGTTAGCAAACTCAGCCTGAGCCGCTGTGCTTATTGTGAACGTTCCAGCTGATAGAGCTGCATCTAGGGTTTCACCAGCAGTACCAGTAGAAGTGCCGAGAGCTAGCTTCTTCAAGCAGCGCCCAACAACTCTTTCTGCCGCCAGATATGCTGTAGATGAGTACTTAGCGTAACGCCCTGCAAGGTATGCACCAGCTGTAGTTGCACTAGTAATTGTATTAGCCCCAACGCCATAATAGCATCCAGAACCGACCATTACTAGGTCACCAGCATTGATTACAACCTCTTCATAGTTTATTGCAGGAACACTAATGACATAGTCAGTTAGAATGCCTACCGCCGCAGTTCTCTGATAGTTAGAATACCGAGTCTGTAGTAAGAAGCTGTAGATTGGCTGGTAGATAACACCAATTGGCTTGATGTAACCGCAAGCAATCTGTATCGTGGTACTATCTGGTAGGCCCCATGCTGAGTTACCTTCTGTGCTACCTATAGCAAGAATACCAGATGGTGTAGTTACTGTTCCAGTTACAAACGTGCAAGGAAACACTGTTCCCTGACCAACTGAACCAGTAGCTAGGCCGACTAGAGTGCCCGGATCGAGCACGATTGGGTCGTGATGGAGTTCATCCACACGAACATGAGGAAGGCCAGTATACGCTGTTAGAGGAAGATCCTGAACAGACGGTCTTACACCTTCGCAAACTTCTCTGAAGTAAGGTATGTTACGTGCATACCCACGAGGAATACGTAATGCCATTTTTGCTATCTCCTTAGATTCCTAGTTCGCCGTCAAGTAACTGATCAGCGCTCGTAATTGTTTTTTCTTTAGACTTAGGATTGGAACCCTGCTTAATAGGATCCTCGATCTTGTCAGCGTTACCAACGATGTCTCCAGCGGTTGGTGCCTTGTCTTGTTTAGTGACTTCTTTTACACTTTCTAGCTCTTCCATTAAATCCACGACGGCGTCCTCTAACGATTCTACAGAACGTGAAGCCAGTTTATCAATATACTGAGTCTTCTTTTCTGCAGAGTCTAGGTTCTGCGCATCTGGCTTCTTTAGGCGAATCTTTAGACTTGCTAAAGACGTAGCTAGAGTCTTTCTCATCTTTGATTCCAGTTTCTTGGCATCTTCTACCAGTTTCTTGGAATCCTCGGACAACTTAGTGACCTCTGTGTTCTTTGCCGCGATTGTAGTTTCGTGTTCTGTAATCTTGGCCTTAGCGACACCGAGTTCTTTCTGTAGGCTGTCCACTAGCTCTTGAAGCTTTGTTGCATCCATTGAATTACCCTCTTCTTTAGTTGGGTTATTAGCCTTTAGATTAGACTCAGATGGCTCGACCTTCTTATCTTCGACTACTTTCTGATGGATAATTGTATCATCATCAGATTTGGTACTAGATATCGAAAGAGCTGCCTTGAGCTTATCTGCTGTAGTAGGTTTAACTGCTACAGTGGTCTTCTTACTTTCAGACTTCTTTCTGCCTGTAAGAAGGTTTATTTCATCGATACTGTCTACTAGGCTGAAGACTCGAACCAGGTCCTTAGCTCCAGTTACCACAGAATCAATGACAATTTTTGAATCTCCATTATCTTTGCAATCCGCCCAGTTGAAGTTTATTAACTTTGCTGTGGGCTGAGCTGGTAAGTTAACGAAGCTAACTTCATTATACGTCATATCATTGGTGATCGCGTAACATAAGTTGCCATCGTCACTTGCGGTTGGGTCTCCTTCTGAGTCATATCGCTTACCAGGAAGGTGATTGCAAGTTAGAATACTGTCTCCACAAACTGAGCAATATGCCGCATCTGTAGAATGCCCCGCAGACACACTGACGAATCTTCCGTCTATTATTTTTCTGATACTGTCTGGATCAGTAATAAGTGCATCTATAGTAACAACGCCAGACCCTCGTGTACCGAATGGGTCTGGATTAGAAAAGTCTTCGTCAAAGTCCTTACCTGACTTATACTTAGTATATGTGGCGCCGACTACCCTACCGATAGGATCATCATGTTGGTCATGATGCTTTAGTACTGGCTTATCATACTCGGCATCTCCACCATTCATCTTAGAGAAGAATGTCTTATAGCCTTTGGCTACTTTAACACCTGGGTATACTCTAAGATTGGTTAAAACACCAGAATGGGTAGCATCGATACGTGCCTTTAAGGCAACTTTACTGTCGCTGTCTACCATCTTTAGTGCATCGTCTCTTACCATGCTATTCATCGGCTGAGCAATGCAAATTGAATCTATGAAATTAAGAGTCTGCTTTTTCATCTGTATCTAGTTCTAACTTGGCGTTGTCTTTGCTGGACTTTGGCATGAAGTTCTTGTATATGACATTAGTGATATCTATTTTTTGACTAGACATATCATCTAAATCTGTCATGGTGACTGTCTTGTGCCCAAGTCTCTTGGCAAACTTAATATACCCAAATCTTTGCGCAGTAATTATTTGAATGTTACGTAGCTCATCAATTTGGTGTCTGATTGACTCAATTATTTGAATCGTATTTCCTACAGAAGTGTTACCATCCGCGTCTTTCTTATAACAAGTATATAGCGCGTCCTTATATGGACTTAAGGTCTTCCATACTGACTTAACTACAAAGTTAAGGAAGAACCTATCTATTGACCGGCGGCCTATCTCTTGTTTTATGTAGTCTGTATCTGGACTAGTCTGCTCTAGATCGTGCTCTGCTTGTTCTAGGCCATCTACAATGGCCTGCTCTATTCTGTCCCTATTAACCTCAGTATAAGCAGTTACAAATGCGTGGAGCTTGGAATCTACAACCTCAGATATCATATCTTCTTCTATATTTTTGATATCTAGTAGATCCGTCTTTAGAGAATTAATGAGTGCGTGTGACTCCTCATCATTCGCAGTTATCTTACTCTTAGGTTTACTACCATATTGGTTAGCAGGCTTGGCTCTATTCCCTATCTGTCCCATAACTCCACCTAAGGAATTACTGGAAGAACTTCCTCCGCCGCCCGTTACAGGCTTAGACTTGACTACTTTTATCTGAGCTTCAGTCTGATGATGTAGGAACATATCAGGCTTCTGTTCTTCAGATACAGGCGGCATCTTTAGATACTTGTGTCTAAACTCAGACTGTCCTATAGCATTGCCCATGTACATCTGAAGACCATGATTCTGGTGGGCACGCTCCTCTTCTTTATTGATAGTTTCAAAGGTTACGCGAACCATGTTATCTGGTGTGACATCAAATCCGCCTTCTAGTAGTAATGGTATAATGAGTCTGTGCGTAAGCGTATCACTTACTGCTGTCTGGTAGTCTTTAGCAGAATCTTGTAGATTCTGATTAATATTGGTGGCCGTGCCTTTATTAGCTGTTGATCCTCTACCTAGGTCAAGAGGAGATAGTCTAAGGCCAGCCATAACTCTGGACTCAAAGTATTGAATATATGGTGCCATGTCTATAATGGACCCTTGCTTTGAGATCAGTGTAATTTCATGTCTTTCACTGGTTACTACATAACCATGTGCTGGTAAGGAGCTTACTGCTCCCAGGACCTGGTCAATTTCTGATCCAGTCCCGTCTTCAAATATCATTGCCGGATGCTCAGGAGTACCAACCTTATAATGCATCAACGGGAAAGCTTCTTTACTAATAACAGTTATAGCGAGCTCTTCTAGCTTTCTGAGGGCACGAATATCGTCTAATACTGGCAGTATGTATGGCGTGCCGAAAGTATACCCTGGCTTTCTATCCATAGTGACGTGGATCACATCTTCTACTGGGAATTCTTTCTCTGCAGGATTACCAACGTCATTAATTAGCTTCTGTGCCCATCTCTTTGGAGTACCATACTTATCTACTTTTACCTGCATAGATGTTGGATCTCCAACAAATATACCAGCTATAGGCATTAGATCCTTACCAAAGTACTTTATCTTGGATCCAGTAGATCTATTCTCATCCCGCCGGATAATTAAGAACCCGTTATGAAAGGTAATGAGATTATTGATTAGCTCTCTAATCCATTGTTCTGTAGGGATCTCTGTAAGTAGCGCGATTTCAAATAACCGCTGCTTTACATACGCGACCATATCTTGGTCTGGCCCGGTAATCTGGTATCCTTCTTTAAGGATCTGCTCACGTTGTTTTCTTACTGACTGAGCTATATAAGGCTCAATATCTACTACTCGTGAGATTTCAGCTAGGTCATATGCTGGATCTACAAAGTTAGACCTGTCAAATAATGTAGTATTTCCCTTATACTCGTAGGTTCTAACTTTACCAAGCATCTTAGCACGTTGGGACAACGCTTGCTTGATATTAGATATTGTTGACTCGCCTATTACTAGGCTTATGTCTTTTCCTTTCAGTGTTACTGGAAGTGGCGTTAACTTACTCATCTGCTTTAGCTAAAGCTGATCTGAAACTTTGTATCAGATTTTCTATCTGTTGGGCTGAAGTTGTATCTCCACAATTAGTGGACTTATTACTCTCACTAATATTTTGCTCATTCTTTATTCCGAATGAGAACTTTAACCTCTCACTACTTCTAGGTTTACGATTTGAGAAGTATTTTTGTTCATCCTTGGGATCAAGTTTTAAAGTAGGATCAGTTTTTTCAATGATGGAAAGAACGGCTGCACCTGTTGTATCAACCTCTTCAAGAGTGAAACTGACGCCTCCCGCTGCACTAGCTGACGGGCGCTCACAACTTTTTGCTAAGTCTAGTCTTGTGGCAATTACTTCTAGTGCCCTGGCTATTCCTATTAGGTGTCTGCGTTCTGCAATATTGATCCACTCTCCTTGTCCCTTAATCGACCATCCTCCAAGATTTGGTAGCCCATACTCTCCAATAATGGCTGAAATTTCTGATATCATATCTTCAACCATTTTAAATAGTGCTCTAACACTTTGAATAAGAGCTAAGCCAATAGTGAGCAGGCCTCCACAGGCTTCGGCCCCTTCAATATCCATTGTAAACAATTTGGTAAGTTTTTTTAGTACTTTACAGTAGAACTCATTTAATTGGGCGGTTAGCTCAAATACTGCGGCCTGAAATATATTTGCTAAGAAGCGGCGCATTATATTATCTAGTTTTATTAGTTCTCCAGATAGATCTACCGCAAGAACACGAAGTATACTAGCAATGGTCTTTAGCATTCCTGTATCATAATTAGCACCAAACACCTGTACTAGACAGCACAGGTCCTGATCAGTCAGTTGATATTGTAGGGCGTCCATAATATCATCATAAGCATTATTACTTCGTTCTCGTAATGCTTTGGTAGCACCAGCTAGCTGCACAAACATATTTGATGTCTTTTTTGGATTTTCAGATTGATCAATAGGTTGTGGGGTCTCCTGATTTCTAATGTTTAAAAAGTCATCAGAAAATGTGTCTGCTGTATTTAGACTGCTTCGGATAACTTGTTGGTTCTTTGCTACACTAGAGTAAGCCAACCAATGGTCTATTGTAAGATGACTATTAGGACCAACAAAACCACCGTATCTTTGATAGTATTCAGAAACATAGTTAACAATTTCTTGACTATCTGAAGCTTCAGTAGTACTTTTTAGATCAGCTTGAGTGATACCGATTTTTTCTAGAGCAGCAGCTCTTGCTGCTGGATCATTGGCGAGTGTGTTCGTTTGATCTTCGATTAGAGGAGTATGAACCTTAGCTTTTTTTAGCATCTCTATAATTGTATATGCCTTAAGTCCTATTTCTAATAGTAATGCTATACCTGCTATTACATTCGCTGCCCATCCAGCCTTGGCTCCTTCTTCAACTACTAAAGAACCAAACATACCTCCTTGGAAAACAGTGGAAGCAAACATGCACAGTATCGTTCCTGCGATACCATTTTCTGCTAAAAACTCTTCTAGGATATTACCTAACTCATCCCCACTACCTGTCATATCCTTATTGTACTTTCTAGTCTGTCCTTGAATAGAGGCAGGGATACTAATGGTAGTATAGTTAGTCTTTAGCTTATTTTGTTTATCTAGTAACCTGTCTATCGAATTACAGTACATCGAGTAGGTTACAATAGTTCCACTTCTAGACTGTTCTGGATATTGTCGCCTAGCGGAGTTAGACACGGTCTCTGCACCTAATTCTATAGGAATGAATTGTGCAGGATCCATGTTTCTTATGGCCTGTTGTAACTTACTTCCTTTTAAATAAGTCTTAGCCAGATCTTTGAATATCTGATTAATAGCCTCTTGCCGCTCGTCCGTCTCTAATGGACGCACAAGATCTTTTAGAGCACTACTTGTTCCTGTCTCTTCCAGATGTCTTTTTCGTTCAAATTCTGGACGACCGTTATATTCTAGGCTAGACATTTTTTCTAGAGAAGCCTCCGCTTCCTCCATCTCTGCGTGGATTATTATCACGCTCTATTCTGCGACGATTACTTTCTGATCCACGTACTGTGCTTTTTCTAAATACAGATCTTCCTGCATCCATGTCCCTAATGTAGACAGGTTTATTGGCTCTGTACCCTCCTGGCTTATTAGTTCTTGTAAGAGTTAATCCAGAAGCCTCAGCGTCTAATACTTCTTGCATAGCTGGAGTTATAACCGCCTTATCAGAAGCCAATGGATTATTAGTAACAGCAACTGCACCTACCCGAGTAGCATAGGCTACTCTAGAGAGCTCTCCTTCTTTTAGCACAAACCCTCCACAAGCCAGGATCATTGCAGTTAAGGTGTGGTCTTGTCCTTGACTATATCTTGGTAAGCCATAAATAGAATAGCTTTCAACCTTAAAGTTGCGCATTTGCTGTATTAGCCCTAGAATGGCCTTCTGGTCCGAGATAGCAGTATCTTCAGACATTGGTAGGATCAATCTACCATCTTCTAATATCTTAGCGGTTTGCTGTACTAAGAATGGCTTGGCTGTCTTAATTAGGTCCGCGCCATTGGTAGGGTCTTTTAACTCAACGTGCTGGTTCATAGCAATAGGAATTACTTTCTTATCTAAACCGGTACCTCTATTGCGCATCCCCTCTTTCTTTAATAGTTCTACTTGAGTAGCACCATACCCGGCATCAACAAATATGTACTTTAAACCCCAGGCCATGTTTAATTGAATAATTTTGGTTACTGCAGCAGTCTGCGTGTATTCTGACTCAGGGATAATTATCTTTTTGACAAGTTTTAGTTTTCCATTGTCGCCCCACTGGAAGATGACCATGTGGGTACCTGCACTCTTATTCCAGTCCACGCCCATTATATACTGATATCCTGGTATTGGCCCTTGTTGATCAAGATCATATTTTTCTATAGATCTATTAATATGCTCTGCTTTAAAGACACCTTCTTCTTGTTCAGCGAAGTCAGCTAAGTATTCATGCTTGTATCCAGCAGAATCTTTACCGCCAGCACCACTAGCAAAGAAATCATCTAGTTCCTTTGTCCACACAGGAGACTCTGCAGATATGAACCAGAATTCTTTAAAGCCTAGATCTTTATTTGTACAGTAGTTGAAGAACTTCTTTCTCCATCCTTGTGGAGTAGAAGCAGCAATAATTCTGCATTCTGGTCTAGAAGCTAGAATAGCAATAATGGCCTCTATGTCCTCGTCTAAGAGGTAGTCCATTTCGTCAATAATGATAAGATGCGCGTCCTGACCACGGATCTTATCAGACCTAGAGCTGCCCGTCGCAGCAGAAGAGAAACCAAGTATTTTACTTCCATTCACTAACTCCATTCTTGATGGAGATTTAATATACCTATGTACTGAGGATTTGAGTGATGCGCTGTTTTTAACAAACCTAGCGATTTCATCAAAAAATCTGGTTACCTGACGTTCATATGGAGCAATCATCAAGACGTTGATGTCTTTTTTAGTAAACATCTCATATAGACATTCGATGACCATGCCTTCCGTCTTGCCCATTCGGCGGCCACATCTATATAGCTTCTTTTGAGAAGTGCAAGATAACATCTGTTCCTGGTACCATCTTGGTTCCCAGTCAAACTCAGATTTGGCCCATAGTACGGGATCAAGTAATATTTGTGCTGCTGCGTAGTCTTCTAAAGTAGCAAAGTCATTTTGATGAACGCCTTGCTGTCTATTTAATATATGTTTTTGACAATTAGGAGGAAACGGATTTTTCGTCTTTCCAGTTTTATACAGGTTAGCATAGTATGTTTCGCACCTACCGCACATATCCTGAGTAGCTGCCTTAAATGGCGCAAATCCCCGAGAATGGTAGTCATTCTCAGGGATATAGTGCGCATAGGTGACTTCTTTATTGTCCGTCATTTTGGTCAGGAGGGTCTAATGGAATTCCTATAGCCATGCTCAATAACATACATACTTTGAGCTTATCGTCCCACGCCATGCAGAATTTGCCATAGCAGTCATTAAATTCTTCAGAGATAGTCTCAGAAACAAGCTTGTCATTATCATATGACATTTCTTTTTTTACTATCTTTATGTGTGGGCATCTTTTTACATTAGTCATATATCTTGCCATTATGGAATCTTGACAGCATTAGTTTGAGACCATGCACCACAATCAATGCAGCACATTCTTTGGAATCTAGTTAGCTTTGTATAATTATACCCGCGCTTTTGTGTATTAGTAGACCCACAAGCATGGCACGCTATCTTATCTACATTAATGCCTATGTTTGGATGATTCTTCATCCATGGCCGCATTCTAAGGTATATTTTTTCTAGAAGAGCAACATCCTGCTTATTGTAAGACTTCATCTTCTTCCAAGCCGCCTTATCTCCTTCCATGCACTTTTTCCATAGTGTGAAGCCGCCCGTAGGTAGTTTCTTGCCTAGGTTTAGAGTCTTGCCTAGATCGTCTAGCTTATTACTGTTAAACCCAAAATACTTCCGCGCTACTTTTTTAGTATCTACTGTTCTGTATGGTGATGGAGGAACCATGCCATTTACTATGAACCTGGAGTTCATTTTCTTGATATCAAAATTATCTCCATTGTGTCCTACTACTATATCTGCTTCATCTATTAGATCCCATAGTTTTCGCATTAGTGCTTTGTCGTCCATAGGATCCTTCTCATATTCTGGGAAGTCAATCAGTCCATAAGTGATATACTTATTTGAGTCGGACCACTTAGCAGTAAAGCACAACATATACCATTCTCTGTCAAAGTCTATAACGTCTTGTTCATACTTGCCCCATACCCATCCTAAACTTGGCGCGGTTTCTATATCTAAATACAATATTTTGAGTTTTGTCATAATGTTAGGTAAGCCTCTATAGGCTTGTAGTTTAGTACGACTACTGATGCAAATACTGAGCTTCGTTGCCAAGAATAGGATTTATGGCTAACTGGGAGTCATGTATAGCTTGTAGGGATCTTTGTCTAGCTGTAGCTCCACCAGAAAATACTGCTCCACTACTCATAAAGTTTGACTCACCTATCTGAGCTTTAGCAGATAGAGAAGGAGAAGGTGTAGTAAGCATCGTTGCTAATGTTAATGCGTCACTAGCCCAGAAAGCATAAGACAACATCTTGAATCCTTTCATTGTGGATTGGTAAGCACTTATTGCTGATTTTTCAGCATTAGCAATGCCCCTAAACTGAGTCCTAACTCTGGCTAATCGAGTATTGGCAGACTTACCTTTAAGGGCAAAATCTCCCCACTTAGACTTACTGTATATATTCTGCTCAACTAGAGATAATCCAGTATTAGAATTCCTACCCGCGCGTCTGGCTAAGGACGCAAGCCTAGTTTCATTTTTTATAACTCTAATGTTGCCCTTATTTCCAGTAAATGCTTTTCCGACCAGGTTTCGTTGTTCTTTAAACCCACTAAGAGCGAGTTTACGATATGAGTCTTTCCCCATAGCCCAAGAGCTAACTTGAAGACCTAAGACAGCAGCAAATCCACTACCGAAGGATTTTTGACCAAATCCTGTCCCTCCACTTGGATCCATTAGTGCATCAAAGTCTACCATAGTTTATCTCCTTGCGTGTAGTGCCTGTACTAATCCAGCTGTGTTAAAATCCATTTTTCTGACTGTGTTTCCAGCATTATTTCTTACATCAGTAATGTACCCTTCTCCTGCTGGTCTCATAGGTAGTGTGGCATTTAATACTCCTACTCCCGCAGCTAATGCAGTACCAGCCCCAAACCCAATAACAGCGGGCATTCCTCCGGCTGTATGGGCGGCCAATGTTCCCCAAGCAGCAACGTTTCCGGCCCCAAGCACAGCCGCTGTCCCAACTGGGTGTGTCATTGCGAAACTACCTCCTAAATAGCCCGCATAATTCATAACCTGGGCCCCTAATGCACCAAATAGTTTGGGCCCTTTACCTGTCTTGGCTAGCCACCGACCTACATTTCTTATTTTGGTTGCCCCTGGCTCTATAGCACCTATACCCCGAGCTACTGGAGCTAATAAACTACTAGCTGTCCTACCTGCACGTCTAGCAATGCCTATTGGACCATAACTAGCAGCACTAGAAAGGCCCATAGCGAATCCTACATAAGGCGCCAGTGTAGCTGCAGATTCTATACCGCCTTTATATCTAGCCTCATACTCAGAGTCACCATAGTAATTTCTTCTCTGTTCAGCTAAATTACTTAAGTAAGACCTACCTAATAGCCCAGCAGCAGTATACCCAGCTATCTTCATTGGGCCAGCCCATGACATAGCAGAAGACAACATACTAGATGTTTTTCTTCCTGCTCCAACTAGAAATCTGGTTATCGCTGAGGCCATGTTATATTACCTTGTAGTCCGCCGGTTTGATCTGTTCTAGACGCTTCTTCTTGGCTTCCTCAGCCTTTAGTCTTAGATCTGCGGCTCTCTGAGAGACATCTGAAATATCTTGTCCTGCTTCAAGCTGAGCCTTTCTAGTAGCTACTAGGGCATCTCTTAGCTTAGCAATGTGCTTACTAGTGCGCTCCATTACTTCTATAATAGGCGCTGGCTTATCCATATAAATTGATTCTCCTTCTAAGGTAGCACCAACCATCTCAGTAATAATAAGCTTGGGATTCCTTGATAGTTCTACACCACAGCGCCATCTAAGTAATTCTAATCCGGCAAGCTCACATAGCATGTCCACGTCAAATGAATGAGATGGGTCATCTACATTGTCAATATTAAGCGCGGATAGATGCTTAGATACTTGAATAGCAGAAATAGTGTCTTCTACTGGGCAGCGCTTAGATACAGGTAGTTTACTACCTGCAGCCTTTAATGGACAAGCAGAAATATATGGACACTGCTCGCCCTTACATACCATGGGCATAACAGACACGAAACCTCTACTTGCATTTTCAACAAACTTGGCTAAGACTTGTTTACTCTCTGCAGATAGAGGTAATTTGGATTCAGACTCAGCTAGCGCTACTAAGTTCTCTTTGAGTGCAGTTTTAACACTTCTTACTCCAGCATTGCTAGTGGGAAGGTTATTTGATACACTATCGGCTTGTGGCGTGGCTGTTACTTCTGTAGTAACATTTTGATCAGACATTTTAGTTCTGTATGTAGTTCTTTGTTGAACATCTGTTTCAAGGCGGCTCTAGCAAAAGAACAATTAGTACCGTTCTTAGCAGAGAACCTAGTCCAGATTTCATACTCATATGGGTATGTAGTACTTAGATAAGTCTTACATTCCTCAGAATTTTGAATCAGCTCTATCAAGGAGTCAATAGGGACATTCATTATTATTTGCCCTAGATCTGTTTTATTCTAGGTGCTGTGTCAATCCTTTGATATCCTGCATATTCTCATACTTTAGTATATCTTCTTTAGACACAGACATTCTGTCTGCTACATCTAATAATATACTAGCTATAGCAAACTTAGTAGAAGGATGAACGGGCATACCTACTAACTTCTTATTGAGTATATCCTCTGCCATATCTTCATACTGGCGGTTTATAAGAACATAGTCATTACTAGTCAGTATCTTGAGTACATTATCAAACTGTATCCTATACTCAGTAGGATTATCCTTCTTAGTATAGATTGTGGTTAGCAATTGATTAATCAGTCGTTCTCTCTTGGGTATCATTCCACTTATCTCCTCTAAGTATCTCGTTCAAATATTTAATCGTCAGATTATACTTCTTGGCTATCTCCTCTTTAGGCAGAGTGCCAACAAGCTGTCTTAACTCTATTACGTCATTTTTAGATAGCCGTGTATTGACCACATTTAGCGTGGGCTTAAGAGTTTCTATCCAGTATACCTCTCTAGTCTCTAGGCTATCTTTGTCGTCCACAAGCTCAACCAGCTCCATTAACAGCGAACTGGCTCCATGAGTATCGTGGAGCCTCTGAATATTGGGGTTAGGGTGCAGCCCGCGCCGGAGGTCGTGATCGTGCTGACAATACCTCTGATGCAGGTTCTTTGACTTTCCTATATAGAATTCGCCCGTAGTTGTACAAGAAATCTTGTAAATACCAGAGCGTCGTTTGTACTGTGGACCTGGGATCTTTTTCTTCTTCATAATAAAAAAGGCCGCTGTCCCACTAAGGGACAGACGGCCAGAACTACAACCCTAACATTAAACTCTCCTACGCCTTAGGAGTCTTACCACCGGAAACAATCCGGTAGAATTCTTCTTCATACTTCTCATACTGTTCAGGATCCTCCATCTGAATCTTGGCTAGCTCAATTGCCTTGTCTATCTCATGAATCAGTCTTGCCCGAAGTGCTGGTAGGGAATCAGCATCAAAAAACTGAGAAGGTACTACTGGTAGCGCGGCTGGTCCACTTGGTTGCTTGTCAAGTTCAGTTAGAACTCCAATATTGAACATTGCGCCGAATCGCTTGTTTCTTACAGTTGCACTGGCAATATCAGGTACTGTCTTGAGAGGAACATGAGAATAATTGATTGTACTCATCATGTATCCATCCGTCCCCTCTGCTTCTGCAGGAGGCTTGGACAGGAACGGGTTACCAGAAGTAGTTGTACTCTTAGTTGCTTCCTTTGGCTTGAATTGTAGAATGTTATCAGTTGTCATATATTAACTATCAGTATTGCGTCGTTTCTTTGGATTTCTAATTGCTAGTTCCACTGTTATTGGTTCATGTATTGCGCAGTGGCAGAAATCACAAATGTCGTCGTTTATTACGCCGTCGATACTGATTTCTCTAGTATTTCTAGTGTTGCATTTTGGCTTGTCACATAGCCAGGTGATGATCCTTGTAACCTTTCTACCCATAGGCTATCACTCCTTATTATAAGGCCGCGGGCCCTAATAGGGAAGGCAATAATTTGATAACTGCAGTGAGTAATCAATGTTACCCACTGCATTTGTACGTCTTATGATTTAGATGGTCGTAATATGTTTCATACATAGAAGTATGTATATGAAACTATATGAAGAAGTGTTCTAAATGTAAAAAACAAAAATCAGAAATCGAGTTTTCAAAATGTGGCAAAACACTACAAAGATACTGTAAAGCCTGCAATAGACAGGCTCAGCAGTCCTGGAGACAGACTAAAACCGGTAAGAGTAGCACAAAGACCACAAAAAAGAAAATGCAAGAACAATCTAGAAGATTTATTGCGAGGCTGCTAAATAAATCTAGTTGTGCGCTCTGTGGGTTCTCTAATCCGCTTGTATTACAGTTTGACCATGTAAATCCATCTGACAAGTCGCACGAAATAGGAAAACTAATAAAGCTTAAATCGACTAGTATCGCGTCTCTAAAACTTGAACTACGTAAGTGTAGGATTCTGTGCGCCAATTGTCATTTCTTAGTTACCGCACAGCAACAAAACTCCTGGCGATATCAAATTTTTGACAATACTACTAAAAAACTAAGCTGCTATATAAAAAATTACAAGGTATAACTTTTCGGCCTATATATTGGGTGGTGGAGTGTAAAAGAGACACCTTTGTCTCGTAACACGCCCACCCCGGTTTCAAAGGAGAAACCATCATGCGGAAAGAGCGCAAGACGGACACGATCCTGAGTTGCATCGGGATCGTTCTCTTTATCTTGGTGTACTTCTATCACGGCTTGTTCGTGTAGAAGTACTCGTGGTTTAGGACAACAACACGTTAAAAAGTCCTACCAGAAGGTGATGTGCACTACCTATTTAAGTGTGCACAAGTCTTCCTACAAGGAAGAATACGATGATGACCTACATCATCTTTGCGGTGCTTCTCCTCCTCGCTTTGATGGTCGGCTTCGTGGCCGGCGTGATCGCGTACCGGAGGCTTCGCCTGCGTGATCACGTCATGCAGGCCGTGGCGCAGCTGCAGCCCCTGTTCAATGGTATTGGCCAGTACCATGAAGAGGTGGATGAGATGCAGCTACAGGCGGCGTTCCGCAATGCGTACGCCACCAATGCAGCGCAGCAGGTGCCTCAAGAGGTACTGCCGGCACTGATCCGGCAAATCTCTGCCGAGCACGTTCTGTGGCTCGGTAGGCTACCGGCGGAGAGCCGTGAGCGAATCATTGCGGCCCAACAGGCCTACCTGGACCCAGTGGTCCAAGGAGCGATGATCAACCTGCACCGCCGCGTCTCTGCCCGAGAAGCACGCTTCTTTGGCAGGTAGCGCCGCGCACCGCGGCATGTGCCTAGCTAGGGCACGTTAAATATACTAGCTAAAGGTGACTAGCCACGATTGTCGATCGTGTCTAGCGTAGCCCAATCACTTGGGCCATAGCTCCACGAACGGAGAAGAGTGATGCTAACACTCAATAAAAAGCCATGCGCGGGTACATGCCCGCCAAGAACAAGGAGAGCTGACTCTCCTGGGCTTTATCAATTGTGCCCATCAAACAATTGACAGGTATGCGCTTTGCCTGGTTACAAGGCGCACTTACTCCTAGTAAAGGAGGGGCCTTCCATTAACTGGAAGACCGTTCTACAACTGGTTCTCGTGGGTCTCCTCGTGAAGGGGGCCTGGGAACTAGGGCGCCGGTTCGGGCCAGACATCATGTCCTGGGCCGCGCGCCGAGGCTTTATCCCCAAGCGGGAGAAGCGCGTTAAGGTCGAGTTCATCGACCGGTAACGCAACAACAAGGCAATTAAACTCCCTGCCTTAGCTACGGCTTAAATAGGGGCAACCGCAGGGCCTATAGGTAGAACTATAGGCGCTCAAGGTTGAGAGCCTTCATGCATCATTTCGGTGCATGTGAAATACGCAACAAAAGGAGTAATCCAAATGCGTATGCAGAACGACAAGAACGTGCCCGCTTCGACGGGCGTCTCGATCGTGCTGAAGGGTCTGTCCTACCGCCACTGGCGGATGGAGCAGGAGCGGAGTGGCTCCTTCAAGAAGGACCTGCAGCTGGCGAAGCTGCTGTGCTTCTTGGACGGCGTGGCTGCCAAGCTCGACTTCGGTGAGAACGAGGTCGCGGTCCAGCAGTGGATCGCGGTCGCGGGGCTCGACGAGGTCTGCGAGGGCCTCGTAGGGAAGAAGTGCTGGCAGCGGGCTACCAAGCTCGCGGCCAAGCACGGGTTCCACTTCGATCTCATCCGCAAGGGTGGGGTCGAGGCAGACGGGCCGGCGGACAGCTGGAAGACCTGGGTCGAAACCCAGGAGCACGGGATCAACGAGGGCTCGACCCTGTACGTGACGGAGGAAGACGGCAAGCGTCGATTCCGCTACGACGGGGATGAGGACTTCGCCGGTGAAAAGCCGGCGGAGGAACTGAGCCGGTCCTTCGTGATCCCGTACGCGCGGCACCCGCGCGACGAGTCGATCGTCGGCTGGAGGGACAACAAGAGCTTCTGCAAGCTCGAGGTGAAGGCCGGCTCCGTCAAGGAACTGAATGGCTTCAAGACGCAGGCGATCTACATCGCCCGTGCCTTGCCAGACACCAAGTTCCTGCTCGCTCAGGAGCTGTTGAGCGAGTTCTACGACAACCAGTCGTGGGACAAGTTCAACACGGTCCTGGCTGCTATCCGGGACTACCGGAAGGCGGCTCAGGAGCGGAGCCTCGAGGACTGCCGGAATGGCAGGAAGGTCGTGTACTTCCGCAAGTACAAGACGTTCACCCTCTACAGCCCGGTGATCTGGGCGGAACTCAGCGATGAGGTGCGGGCCGAGTTCCAGGCACGGACGGATTGCTGGAAGATCTACCAGCACCGCCTCGGCCGCCTCGAGGCCATGGTCAATGACCTCAACGAGATCCGGGAGGCCCTGGACCAGGGTGTGCTGGTCGGCGACGTGGAGAGCTGGGAACTCTACGTCTCGATGGCGCGCCGGGTGGCCGATGAGGTCATCTCGGTGGGACCGTGGCACTTCAAGCGCCTCCTCAAGGGGCACTACGATGTGCTGTTCGGTCGCAGCAAGGTGACGGACGCCGACATCTTCGGAGATGACGGCGACCTCCTGAGCTGAGGCCACATCGTTAGGTGTAATCGAGAAACACCTCTGACAACAAGACCTAGGGTAAGTCTATAAACTACCCGCCGTAATGTAGCCTATCAGTTTACTGATAGCCTGTTCTAAGCCAGGATAAATACAGAAGACGGCATGTATCTGATATACATATATAGGATAACCATATCCTGCGACGCGCACCGAGGGCGTAAGCCCGAGGTGATTAGTTGCAGACATATAGAAATTCTATTAGACCTATTATGGTTTTCGGTACAGAATAACACATTCAGACAGAATCACAGAGAATAGAAAGACAAGAAAGAGAAATAGAAATAAATGATTAGTAGAATAGTAATCACTATTTTGATTTCTGTGTCTTTACTATCAGTGTATGTTCCGCTGGGTGGGATTAGTGTACCATCTGGTGGGTTATAGGAGGTGAACATGTACATTCGTGGCGCGGTTACCCAGGTGCAACTACAGGACATTGCGAATGAACTCCGGAAGGAGTTCATCGAGCTTCACCGACTGGAGGAGGATGCGGCGGTGGCTCTGCAGACCGACAGTGAAGAGCTGGCGAAGTGGATGGTGAGGATGGAAGCTCACAGGAAGAACCAGCGGGACTTCCTGAAGAAGGTGGAACAGATGTGCACCGATCAGAAGATCGGCTGGGAGACTGGTGTGAGAATGTGTGATCACATCATCGACCGTGTGTCAACAATCTGACACATGCCCTGGTGTCTAGAATGGTAGTCGACTACCCATGACTAGTGGGTAGTGTGCATGAGACTCCCTGTAGGGGAGTCTGCACCATACAGAATCAGATGTCTGATTCCTGTTTGTAAGGAATAGAGGTGCCCATCCGAGTAGAGTCTTTCACTATATTGATAGTGGGACTAAGAGCGCGGATCCACTTAGTCTCCTTTACTAGGAGATACCTTGGATCACACAACTCAAGAAGTGTGATCTTAAATCCACTTGGGCCGTGTAAGTTATATAGCTCTTGTAGCTTGGGTAACTGAAAGTGACTACCTCCCTTGAGGAGTCCTAGATATACACCCAACCTAGAGTAGATGTTAGAGCTTGCGCCTATGTAACTATCCCCAGTTACTGTGCAAGTTATCTGATACACGCCAACGTTGTCTACTGGTAGTTCCATATACCAATAGTACGTTTAAACGCAATCCCCACGGTGGAAATGGCTAATAGAGCCATTTCACAAATATCTGATAGGCCCGGTATATCAGATATGTGATAGTGGATAGAGGAAAAACATCAATTTTTCTTCATCCCCGGCCCCTATTACCATGGTTGTAGAGTATACCCAGGATACTCTCCTATGGTGGGAATAGAGTGTTTTCCTAGGGAAAAACGGGGATTTTACGTGGGGATGGAACTATTGGTAGGACTTAGATCCTATTGATCGGCTCTATTGATGGGACTTTAGATCCCATTGATAAGAGGGAATAGGTAGTCTACTACCAAGGATAGGTAGTTAGCTACCTCTCTTCTCTCTGTGTATTGGTAGTTGTTGACTACCAGTATATAGAAACATGTGCGGGTTTTGTGAACCCGCAAAGGAACAAGCCATGATTCCCAGGACCCTGTGGAACAATCTTGTCGTGCGGATCTGCAACAAGTTCCCTGCTGCTCTCATGAGTGAGAACAAGTGGAATCGGCTGGAGCGAGTGCTTCGGTCGATGTGTCGCTACGGTGGCAGTCTCAGATAACTGAGACAAAGAGCACAACATGAACATCAACAAGAGTATGAGTTGGAAGCAGCAGGTTCAGGCAGTTCGCCGTTGGGCGACTGCCAACAACAACATGCACGTGGTGCGGGCGTGTGCCCACCTTCAAGGTCTCTACAAGATGACGGAGGTGGAAGGAACCAAGGCATTCAACCTGGTCAGTAAACTGATCAGTGAGAATACCTAGAGAGGTGGAGTAATTTCCATCTTTCTGGTAGAAAAGAAGCGCAGATTTCCTAAGTGTCTATGACACAAGGAGATAGTATGAAGATCCAGCTGCAAGCCATCGAGAACGTGGAGAACTGGAAACTGGAGGCCTTGTGGTGCAGTCGGTGTGATCTCAATGTAGTCAAGCCCAATAACCAAGACACCGGTAGGTTCTTCGCAATACATGGGACTGTTAGGAAGGACAGCTACAAGGTCAAGGAGACCGACAAGAGCAGCTTGTCGGACGACTATGAGCAGGTGGTGTTTGCCATCTGCACGGATTGTCTCAAGAACGCCCATGAGTGGGCGTTGTAGGAGGACACCATGGACTTCACGCCATTTGGAACAATCCAGCACAAGTGGTGTGGGTGCTGCGGTAAGCAGACCAACCAAGTACTGGGTCAGGACGATGAGTGGTATTGTCAGATTTGTGACAACCACTATTACTACAAGATCGCCGAGTACAACAAGCAGGAAGCTTGTGAACTCTGTGGCGCGGCCATTGTCAACGATGAGTGCACGGACCCATCAGGGACGTGCGAATACAACGAACTCAGGATGGGTATCCCAGGAGGGGATAAATGAGACAGATGCGAAGAAACACCATGACTCCACGAGTTCTTATGGAACTCGTGAAGCGTGCCAACGAAGATGGTGTGTTTCATAGTGATGTCATGAACCAGATTTTTGAAGATCTGGGAATGGCAAGCACATACGCAAAGACACCATATGATTACCTGCGTGTCAATCTGATATATGCAGGTAAGTATGTGGTAAGATTGACTCCCACCTTACACCAGATTAGATGGGAGACGATGGAACAACTGATGGAGTTGGGATTCGATCAGAGTATCCCAGCTGGTATCAGTTAGTTGATACTACTAATGCAGCCATTACGACCTGTGATCGTCTCTAAAGGGATCATGGGACAACGCGTAATGACGGTTCCCAAGCCCGTAGTGGATTCGTCCACCCGTGCTGCGTAAAACAGCAAGGAATGCAGAGGGGTAGTGATCTGCCGGTAATGATACTGACCGGAGGAAGGATAGGTGATAAAGCCTGTTGGTCGGGCTGCTTACAGTAAGTAAGACACCTAGTATTAGGTTGGTAACCTGAGTAGAAAACTGTCTATACTTAGACAGAGACCCTGGGCGCGGATATCCTCCGCCAAAGTAAAGTCCCACTCGAATAACCATCATCATACAACAAACAGGAGTAGTCACATGCTGACTGTCATGTTCAAGAGCGGGGCGATTGTCAATCTCCATGTCTCTCAGAAGGCGTGGAAGTACGACGATGTGATCGACATTGTGAGTGTCGAAGCGAGTGACGACGAACTGCGTCACATCATCGACACCTGCCCTTACCTGAGGGCAAAGCGTACTGGGAAGTACGAGAACGGAAGGTTCATCACCAACGCATTCCAGCGGTGGTTCGGAGACGATGCCAGACACGCAATGAGTGCCTGGCCCTGTTACTAGGAGAACATATGAAGATCAACATCCGCGACAGTTATGGCAACCACAAGTGCATCGAGAAGTCGGATGACGTAGTCATCAGCACCGAGATGCTACCCGCGTTCCTGATGTTCACTTGGGAAAGCGATGGTGAACTGCTGATCCTTCCTGCCGACAAGATCGTCAGCATCGAGAAGACAGGTAAGCAGGTCAACACTCGACTCGAGCTGGAGAAGGAGGCCGACAGGGTTCTGAGTTTCTATCCGAACAGCAACACGATTGGCGCAATCAAAGAATTACGCAATACCTCGAAGTGTGGTCTTGGTCTCAAGGAGGCCAAGGCAGCTATCGACGAGGCCAAAGACAGGCGCGATGCCAGATGGAAAACCAAGTGCCGTAGGTACTACGGAGAACAAGATATCTACGCATCACAGCAAGAAAAGCTGGATAGGGTATTCAAAGCAATCGGGTATGAAGAAGCAATGATCACGTTCAATGACGTGGTGCAACTCACCAAGGAACTGAGATGACCTGTGTGGAACCAAACGCACCTATCGAACCATGCTGCATGTGTGGAATGCCTGTCCACACATGCGAGCGTGAGGTGTCAGTAAATGATTCCTATCTGTGTCCAGTACATGGACACGGTGGTCAGTTTTCTGACGGTAGGTGGACGTGCAGTGACTACTGCTACGAAAGAGCAATGTTACTGATGAATGATGACTACCACATCGTCAGTAACAACCGGTTGTTGGCGTTGATCCTGTTAGCGTTTCTCCTAGGGGCGTTACTCCCATGGATCCTGTTGTAAAGGAACAGTTGGATGCGTTGCAACTCGAGGAATCGAAGTTGCACGCGGTTGTGTTCAAGACCCTGCTGGATGTGGGGTGTGGTAAGAAGTCCACTACCCACGGGAAGACAGAGATCATGAACCAAGTGGAGATCTTCCTGCAGCACTTGATGGATCAGGGATGGTTGGAAATCCCTAAGAAGGAGTAGACACCTAGAAAGAGACACGTTGAAGAGTGCGCGCTAACGCACTCAGTGGTACACGCCCAGTCCATTAGCGTGGATAAGACAGCACACCGTCTCATAAACGGCAGACCAGGACCAACAGGGCTAAACCTGGCATTGGCTGAAGCCAGTGTAGTGTAAATGTGTACTAACGTGTCTTTTTCGAGTTGTTTACCCTTGGAGTGAACATGAAGATCCTTGTGTGCGGTGGTCGTGACTACTCAGATCGTAAGCGTGTGTATCAGATTCTTGATGCTGTACACGCTAAGTTCACTATCACTGAGCTAATCCATGGGGCAGCGCGTGGTGCTGACTCATTGGGTGGTGAGTGGGCTCGTGAACGTGGTATACCTGAGAAGGCATACCCCGCACAATGGGATAAGCATGGGCGTGGTGCTGGTCCTATCCGTAACCAACAGATGCTGGATGAGGGAAAACCAGACGGCGTCGTGGCATTTCCCGGTGGTAATGGTACCGCAGACATGATCCGTCGCTCGAAAGCGGCAGGACTGAAGGTATATGAACCGGGATAACACCGCACTTCTAGTTGCTTACCGCATGTACGTGTGGAAGCACAGTAGATCCTACTGGAATAAGCCTGCATGGGATGCACAATGCAGGCTGCTTTGGGAGTTGGTAAAATGAAACTCTCTGACATCATTCCAATCTTCCAGATGTGCCAATGTTACTGGCACAAACAGATCAAGATCACAAGGAAAAGACAGAAGACAATCCGTATTCGGTGTCGTGGTAAGACACATGCTGTTGTTTACATGGCACATGACCATGGTGCAGAGTACATGTGTAAACGACACTTTGATAGGTTTCAGAGAGATCCATATCCCCACAGTCGTATGGAGGTACTTGAGCCGTGAAGCTGTACATCGATGATACCAAACCTATCCCACCTGGATGGGTCGGAGTACGCAGCATTGGTGATGCTGCGTTTTTCATGAGGAACCAAACCTTCAGCGCCATTTCGTTTGACAACGATATGGGTGAAGAGAAGGAAGGTGCAGACCTTGCCAATTGGCTTGAGCAAAAGCTCGCCAGTGGTGAGTTCAGCAAGGAACGATTCAAGAACTGCGTGTTCACTGTACACAGTAGCAATCCTGCTGCGTGTGTACGCATTGAACAAGCCTTGGCATCAATCAAAAAGTTGCTCTCTGAGTAATGCTAGGTGTTCCCATTAAGTCCTAGCGCGTTGTGAGTCTGACCGGACCACAGGATGGGAAATCGTTAGTTTGATTCTTCTTGCACGTATGGTTTCCTGCTCGGAACTGCCAGCGTGAGAGCCTTGAAGAATAAAAGCTAATGGGTCTAGACTATCCTAGGCCATACCTTAAATAGCTGTGCGTGATAGAGTAATGCGCAAGCAAACTGCCGTTCAGAACAGCTAGGCGCCTAGAAATCTGAACTGTGACACGTTCTCAATTGCTGGTCTGACGAACGGTCAAGATAATGACCTGCTAAAGGCTCACTGTGATACAAACCTGTCAGAGGTAAAAGTGAGATAAACTGACAACTCTTATCCTTTCGAGCTATAAAGAAAAGGATATGGGAACAGATGAATACGTGCTATAACGCTGTTCTCGAGATAAAACCGGCATGTGTAGGCTTTACTTGTTTGTGAGAGTACAGGTAATAGCTGAAACTTGAAACTTACCGCTGGTTGTCCACGTAAGACAACATGCTGAGGTAGGACTAACAGCAAGAGCCCCTCGGAAACTAAACTTGCTGTGATACCACTGAGCTTGTGCGTTCAGTAAGTGGTGTATGAAGAACGCACAATTTTGGTCTAGTAGCTCAAAAAAGGTAGAGCAGCTGGTTAGTAGGTGCATAGGAGATACCGAAAACTGGCGTGGTTAACATACAGCCTAGAGTAGGGTTAACAGATATAGGTTCAAATCCTATCTAGATCACCAATCTTCTAGGTAAGCTGGTCTAATTAACCAGTGAATCCTACAGGTAAACATCTGATCAATGTAAACCTGATACCAGTGATGCAAATAAGTGCTAGGTTGATACTGGAGTCTTGAATACTGCAGGATCTCGACACACTTAAAGACATACTGAGTGGATCCTCAGTTTGTGTAGGTATCCAATCCTACCTGGTATTCCTTAACATACTGTGTCTGGGTTCCGAGAGGGTAATAGGCTTCATAACCGCTAGACGTGGTTGCGTATCATTCTCCTTCTTCCCCATTAGCCTTCCTAAGACACCCACATTCCCCGAGACGCCCAATAGGGCAAGGATAGACAGATGGCAGATAGACCGAAGTGTCCGATTTGTGGTTACAAGATCCGTGGTGAGAACCATGGAGAGGGTGGGCATCACGCTAAGCGTGCTCCCCACACGACTGGAGCCAAGCTGAGTCGTAAGACGAAGCGCATCAATGACCATGGGAAGCCCACGAATGTTGGCGATCCCAGCAACAAGAGCTGAGAAGTTAGATGCAACTGATTGTCAAGGCCGGTGATTCCCGGCATTTCGAACGTGCAAAGTGGGCCCTGGGTCCTTTCTCCCATATGCTGGAACAGAAGGATGGTAATTTCATCCTGAGGTGTGTAGACTACAAGGAAAGAAAGGGAGTTATCAACCAAGACATCTATGATGTTGTAGTTGGTATGACCAAGGAAGCTACTGAGCCCATCGAAGAGGCTGAGGTGTATAGGATCAGAATTGTGACTGGTTCTATGTTCCAAGGCTCAATCTTCCTGAAGGAGGAAGAATGCAACGCGCCGTATACCGTACCGTAGTAGGACTATCCCTGATTGCACTGATGGTTGGATTCATTGTGTGGTTCAACCATCAAGGCAAGTGTGAATCATGCACTAACCCATCCACCGCAATGGTGTACGGTAAGAACCGTGACCTGCACATTGTATGCGATCAGCACGCGATCCAACTTCTGACTCCTCCAAAGAAGTCAAAGAAGTGATGTACTTTGAGGTAAAAACAATGTACAACTCAGGGATGTTGGCAGCACTTGCTGCGATGGGTAGCATGGCAGGGCCAATGCCTTCTTGGCATATGGGGTCTGCTAGGTGGTGGACACCACGTTCTAGTGTTCGCGCTCGCCTCTATGAGAGGCGGCGCAAGGCAACTGCAAAGCGTAAGAAGAAGCTATACCAATGATTCCAGTACAGATTGGGTACAAGAGCCAGATTGGAGAAGATGTAAAGCCTCGCAATACTATCAAGAAGGGCGAGGCATTCTTCCAGATGGATTTGTATCAGAATTTTGATACTAATCAGCCTGAGATTGTAATCAGGCTGTTGTGGTGTGGCCTGGTGAATGACCCAAGACAGATCTCTCCCCCATCTCCTCAGCAGATGCCTATGTTGAGTTGAGGTGCTCTAGGGCCAGAGGAGGTTGCAATTTTCCTCCTCCTTTGATGTAGCTTCCTCTGGCTCTAGCTTTTACATTGTGTAACCCGCTGATACATACAACTTCGTGTGTATCAATTGGTTATAGTTCAACTGATGGTGCAGACAAAATGGCTACGAAGACCAAGCGTAACGTTGCTCAGACTGAGACCGCCAAGAAGCCGGTCCATATTATCCACTTCTCTCCGATCCGTATCTCCGTGTGGCGCAACAAGGGCAAGGAGAAGGACTTCTACTCCCTGACCTGGCAGCGCTCGTATATGGACAAGGAGGGTCAGTGGCAGCACTCCAACTCCCTGACTCAGAACCACCTGAAGATCGCCATCTTGGCGTTCCAGGAGGCTGAGCGCTGGATGGAGGAGAACCCGCTGACCTGATAGGGTCAGCTTGTATGGACCAGTCCGTTAAGTAGATAAACGCTCGGTTTTCTAAACCGATCCTGTAGGTGCAAGTCCTACCTGGTCTGCCAATAATTCCTCAACACGAGCGGGCCTTGAACCCGAAGTGAAAATGAGGATATAGGCTAGTGGGTTTAGCAATCCAACAGACAACCCTCAAAATGCTAGAGGGTGAAATAGCCAGGTGAACTAAAAGCTGTGATGTTCACAAATAGAGGGTTTTGGGCAGTTTACCCCCAACCAAAAATGCTCTTAATATTCTATCACATTTAAATGACACACATTCGTGTGTCAGTGTGATAACCCCACAGGGTGGGAGACAGATCGTTGCGTGGGACAATTCATCCTGTGGGGATTTTAATATTCCATTTGGAGGATACCGTGGAAATCAAGCTCACTGCTGATACTACAGACAAGAAGAAGGTCAATGCAACTCTGGCTGCTATGATCTGGGTAGCTATCTGGACCGCTGTAAACTACTTCTGTGGTCTTGGACTGTCCGCTTGGTGGCTTTTGGCACCACTTTGGATGGCCCCTGTTGGTGTTGTACTTATCATGGCAGGTCTTGGATATCTGTCATTTATCAGGGATGTGATGGACCTAGCATTCTTCCGTTGGTTTAGAAAGTAACCGTGGAGATCAATAATCTGACTGTATCTGATGATACAGTAATGTTTGAAGCTGTAAAAATAGACTACCAGTATTTAAGTACTGGTCCAAAACCAAAACTACGTACAGTGTACCACTGTCGGGCAAGGCTAAGCACACTAGCTATTCACGGTAAAGACTGTAAGCGTGTACTTCTAGTATCTGATTTCTATCCCAGCTTTAAAGCTAACGTCGGCAAAACTCTTGGCAATGACATTCTGTTAGCGGTGAACGAAAAACTCAGAAAACTATGACTCAACTCATCTTTGGTGGACTAGCGGTAATCGCTGGTATCATTCTTTTCATTGTATTTAGCGTTGCTAGCAGGGATCGCAATAGCGATATCCCTGGTGGACTGAAACACATTGGCTCTGGCCTAGGTGTTCTAGGTATGATCCTATTGTTTACCTCATATATCACGGTTGTGCCCGCGGGACATCGTGGTATTGTAGCCATGTTTGGCAAGGTAGACGAGAAGGTATTGCCCGAGGGGCTATCTCTAGTCAATCCTATCTGCAGCATTCAGCATATGAGTGCGCGGGTAGAAAAGGATGCAGAGAAGCAGGTAGCAGAGACCTCTGATACTCAGTCTGTAGTGGTTACTGTAGTCACCAATTGGAAGCCAGATGCAGATAAGCTGGCTGTCTTGTATAGAGACTACGGTATTGAGTATGCCAACAAGATCATTCCACCGGCTGTACAAGAAGCTGTAAAGTCTGAAGTTGCAAGATATAAGGTTACCGAGCTTATTGCTCGTAGACCTGAGCTGCATACTGGTATTCAACAGAAGGTGAATACCTGGCTGCACAAGTACTATCTTGAAGTACTTGAAATTGCAATTGCAGACATTGACTTTTCTGAGACATATGACAAGGCAATCGAAGCTAAGCAGGTACAAGAACAGCAAGCACTTCAGAAGAAGTATGAGCTGCAGAGAGTTGAGACTGAGGCCCAGATGGCTGCTGCAGAAGCCAAGGGCAAAGCAGATAGCGCCATTGCGGCTGCTGAAGGTCAAGCTCAAAGCGTGACCATCAATGCGAAGGCTGAAGCTGAATCACTACGTATTCGTGGTGAGGCCCAGGCTCATTACAACAAGATGCTTGCGGAGTCTATGACTCCGATGCTGGTTCAGTACCAGTATACCCAGAAGTGGAATGGTGTCCTTCCCACGATGATGATGGGTGAAGGTGCAACCACTACCCTAATGCTGCCCATCCAGAAATGATGGGCACATTTGTTGGAGTGGCAATTGTAATCAGTATTCTGATTAGTTGGGTGTTATCATGGTAAGCAAATCATTACCGTTAGCTGTCAATGCTCGTGCAATGGCTGAAGCTGCACAAGCTAAAAGAAATGATCTAGCCAGACAAATGTTTTTCAAGATTCTAGATGAATCTACAAAAGCAGTAGACAAGAAAATTAAAACAGCAGCAAAAGACGGGCGGATGTGTATATTCGTTAATTCAGATATACACCCATTAGTTAAAGAAATGGCTACTTACCCTACAGGCTTCAACTTTGGAGACCTTCTTAATTGTCTAAAGGATAGACTAAAAGAAAACGGGTATAAATGCAATACGGACAATTACCTTAGTATCACAGTAACGTGGTAGTATCATGGATGAAGAACTAAGACTTAAGCTACAGCAGTCTTTTATAGAATGGAAGGCTGCTAATGCTGATAGAATCTGTACACTATCGCAGCAGTATATTGACCATAATCATCAGACTGCTGATATTTTTAAGTGGGTATTCTATATTGCACTTACTATATTTGTACTAAGTACAGCTAGAATGGTACGCCTTAGTAGAAAGGATGAACTGTCAGATAATGACTTTTCAATACCTTTCGCTGTTATTAGTGCGATAGTTAGTATTATTTCTGTTATTATAACTGCAATTCTGATTTATTCCACACCAGCAATAACAGATTTGTTGATATTCCGGTAATGGAACAACATATAACTGCAGAGTATCTAGAACAAAATCCCACACATATCTTTGTGTTTGGTGACAATCTAGATAGGCGGGGTAATGGTGGGGCTGCTATTCTTAGACACTATCCTAATACATATGGATTTGTAACTAAGAAACACCCAACATATAACTATTCTGACTTCTATACTGTTGATGAGTAT